TGATCGTATAGGATATAAATTCAGTGGCACTAATGCCTTCCCAGTTTACCCCTAAAGTTATCCTGGTCAAATAAAATCCTGAAGGATTCGTATAATCTAATAGGGTGACACCCGATGCACTGAGAACTTTAGATCCACTCCAGCCATAGATATTACCATCCTTTACCCTGGAGATTGATTTAGATGCGGCTAATGTCATGCATTAATCATATATTCTGCCGGCTAAACTAACACAGTTCTCAATAGTCGAAGCTTGCGTTACATCCGCCGCAGTAATTTCTACTTCAGTATAGGGTGGAATTATAAGCCAGATTTCGTTATGACTTGTAGGTTTAGCGCCTCCTATAATATAAGACTGAACAATTGCTCCATTAAAAAATATTTTATATTGAAAGTCATCAGTCCCAGCTCCAGGCAACGATGAAATATTACCTTGCATACTTCCGACAAAAGTAAAATTTCCGGTAGTAAACTTCAGATAAGTATTATCATTCGTAGTGTTATCGATAGCTATTGATCCCGAAAATGCATAAGCGTGGGTTCCTACTATCGAAAGACCCTTTTGGGTACCGAGAAACGTTGCTATTCTCTTTTTAGCCATTCAAGACTTATTCGAAGTAAAGAGTTACGGATCCAGAACTTGCCGAAGCTGATCCAGCACTTGCGAATTGGATCGCTATTTGCAGATCTATATTGTTAACTCCAGATATACCAAACGCAACGGGAACCGAATTGAAACCTACACATGCTCCAGCATCCGCAGTATCTCCAGCTACTCCCATAATGGTGAAATTCTGTTCTGACATATTAGATCCGAGTAAACGGCATACTACCTGGTATCCAGCTGCGTTCTTGGTATCAAAGGCACAATCGACACGACTGATCCTAGTCGAACCCTGCGGAACTTGGATATTACCCAAATTCGAACTATTCATGTTATCAGTTAAAGAAAAATATTCTTTATCCGTAGGCGTGCTATCGAAACTTCTCTGTATTGTGGTTGCTGCCATTTTATATCCTGAAGTAAAGTTTACTTCCTCCGAGTTTTAGCTGTGGAAACCTGCTGCGTGCAAATGCTCCGAGCATTGCAACTAGTCCAGCAGTAACTAACGTCTTTCTTCCAGCATCGGTACCAATCATATCTATTGCGTTACCTGAAAGAGTACTGAATGCGGTTCCTAATTGACCGTCTGTAATGTCTTTTATCACTCCTTCCGTGACAGATGTTTTACCAAATGCACCAGTGACAGATTGTCCAGCGTTAAGGTATGCTGCTATTGCGAGTCCGCTAGCCATACCAGTTACCGACGGATGAGGGATTGCTTTCATATATTTTCTCCTTGGATTGCCAGTGGATCTCTTCCTAGTATTTGTGTAGGCTCGGCGAGAGGTTTTACGAACCTGGCCTTTCCTGGTTGAACTTTTACGTTTGCGTGAGGTACTATACGACGCCTTGCTGATGAGCTTGCCATTCCTAAAATACATCGTTCTTCCATTTTTACCTTTCCTAGTGTAGAGTCCCACTGGCATTATCAATTAATGTTTAATCCGTTATATAACCTTTTAGGGTATGCAAATGTTTATATCAAAACCCATGTTGTCTAATTGATGAGCTTGAAAGATAAGAAATTTAAGTTAGGCGGTACGCCCAGGTTTAAGCAATTACAACCTGGTGAGGAATGTTTGTTTGTAAAAGGATCCATTCCAGAAGAATTCGAATCAGAATGGGATACTGGACATGGTAAGAATAAGAACTCTAAGTGGTCTCTTACCTTTACTCTCCTTAAACATCCCCATTCCTCTTACTCTCTTTCTGATAAGGGTCTAAAAGTAATATGGGAAACAACAGCAGAGGTAATAAGAAAGAATGTACTTGATTTACAATCAAATAAAGAGTTTGTAAAATACTGGAATGACCCTGAGTTTATTTGGACGTTAGAACGTAGAGAAGATGGATCATACTACATAGAGGGTTAAGGATGATTGAACCTGATGAACTCTATGAGTTAGCGGTAGAACTAACCGAAATTAAAATGCATCTAAAGCGCCACTTTGATTTATGGGGCGATAATCAACCCTGGCACTTATTTGATAAACTACATTTAGGAATATGTACTCTAGCAGTAAAGATAGATGAGGAAGATAATGAAGCGTAGATGTAATATCTGTTTACAGTCTAAGGACCATCTTAAGGGTGACAGGTTCAACAATGAAGTAACGGTATGTTATGACTGTCAAAAGATTCTAACTAAGATAGTAAATAGCGGAATTGTTTACAAACCTTAGCTCTTCAACCGAATCCGTTTAAAGAAAGGAGAAGGACTAGCGGAGAAGGTGGGGTAGAGTAGGGTATAAAAAGCGAGTTTGATGCATCAGAGTGCGTTTAAAGTGCGTTATTTCTGCAATCCCATGCCTATTACTGCGTCACTTGTGCGTTTTGGTTGCGTTTTGACCGCTTCAGTGATCATCGGCAACATTTTAGATGCTAGGGCTTGAACATACCAGGGCTGGCCTGATAAATCCTGAGTAATATTATGGAGCAGAGACAAATTAGAACCTTCTTCAGAACCTTTCAGTTCTTTAGCAGCATTGCCCATTGCTCCCGACCAAAACTTCTGCAAACTCTCTCTCGCCTGTGGCAACATAAATTCTTCAAAATCAATTAACATCTGTTCCCTGATTTTTTTAGTGATCACATCCAGAGACATTAGCAAAGTTTCGTCAGATTCAGAACTCTTCAACCAGGACTCTATTTTTTTTTGAGTTTTCAAAGGAATCCATAGCGTGTATATTGTAAAATATAGAAAGAACGAAAGAATCCAAATTAATAAAAATTGTTGATCTGTCACAGTTCGCCCCAGAGATCCGAATCCCAGCCTTTACGCAACATACAGGCTGCAAAGGCAACATCTCGGAAAAGAGGCAATAAATTTTTAGTGGCTTTCTGACATCCCTCAAAATCACTTTTCATTTGGAATAGTTGAGACGGGTCCATTTCAGCAAATGGCACTTTTTCTTTTATTGCTATTTCTGTGTCTTTCCTGAGTTTTTGAAAAAGCTTAATCAGATCTTCAGGTACATCACCCAGAAATTTTATCATACCTTCGATAATGTCCATAGTCTCATCTATTGCATGGTAGATTGATGCCAGAACAACAGGTCTGGGTACATTTAGATCTAATGTTGGTATTGGTTCAATAAATGCTATAATCTTGGATACCGCATCTGCTCTGTTATCAATCTTGGAAAGACCTAACCAAGCACCGAAAATAATCATTGGCTGCATTACTGGTATAATCACTTTTATCCATTCGCCCCAATCAATGTTTTTCATAATCTCTTCAAAACCATATTCTTTCTTTTTCATATTCGATAACCTGTTAATATGCAAGTGATTAATCCATTACTGTTACTCTGTAGGGCCTGAACCTTAACGGTTGAATTTGGAGGTATAATAAATTCAAACATTTTAGGTTGTTGTCCTAAGTTGTTCGCATTAATAACTATTTTTTCAACGAATAAAGCTATTCCGTCCACATTGATCGTATAGGATATAAATTCAGTGGCACTAATGCCTTCCCAGTTTACCCCTAAAGTTATCCTGGTCAAATAAAATCCTGAAGGATTCGTATAATCTAATAGGGTGACACCCGATGCACTGAGAACTTTAGATCCACTCCAGC